TCACCGCTTTTCAGCAACACATTCCGAGAAGGCATCTCTATACTGGACAAAAATACCAGTATCTGTTTCATCGCCGGTTTGTGTAATACCATTTTTGAAATGTTTGTACAGTCGATCAGATTCACTGCTTAATTTTCCCCATGCAGTTTTAAGAGCTGCATAATCATCAGATAAACTATTAATATAGGCCTCATATCCAGCTTTCTTTTTATAAGCATCTTTGAATAACTGAAGAGCATAATTAATATCAATAGATTCCCCGGTACTGCTTAAACCATCATATTCATAGTGGTAAAAATCACAGAATCCGTTATTCCAAACATCACGGATCAACCAGCTATCAATTTCATATAAAACATTTTTGGGCTCGCCGGAAACAGTATCTACCCAGACACCATCTGCTCCAACAGAACGTCCATCAGGGGCAGTCCCGTTTGTAAGCATATACCCAGATTCATTTAAGTAATACCACTTTCCGTCAAAATCCTGGAACCATTGATTTGCGAGATAAGAGCCATCATCATTCTGATACCACCATCCGGAAGTATCCTGTTTCCATTCGCCGGCGAAAGAAGTCATGCTCATAATAGCTGATGTGCCGAGTACTGCAAGTAACAATTTTGCTTTTTTCATGTGTTTCCTCCCAATACATTATTTTTTTATTAAAACGCCAAAGGCTGTTTTAATTTTGTTTATTTGATTTAATCTTCCTCATCCCCATCAAGAACATCCTCATAGTCTGTGGTATAAGGCGTATCTGTGGACTGGGATTGCCTGAATTCTTCAGCAAGCATAGTTCTGTTAAACTCAGCAGTAGGATCTAACTCATTAACCAGATTCTCCAGTTCATCCAGTGACGAGTAGAAAAATTCTTTCCGCATATTAACTTTGTTTACACGTTTATCGTTAAGAATAGAGTGTAATTTATTTTCCAAGGCAACGGCATCATCAGAGAAAATGAAACTATGTACATCGAAGCGGAAAGGAACGCTGGCGCTTCCCAACTCATCGACACGATCCTGAGGATTTAACCTTCTAGTCATTCCAATTTTGAAGACGTTCTCTCCGAAGGAACCTAAGTTGCTGATAATATATACATTTCCAGCTTTTCCATTCTGCAATTTTGAGATCTCTTCCTTTTTCAGAGACACATCTGAAAGTTGCCCTTGAAGCTCTAAAATTTTTGCCTTGAGGTCTGCAATCAGTTTATCATCTGTAGCTGTGGCCAAAGTCTCGATATTTTTTTGAATCTCGCTCTGGTATTTTGATTCTTCTTGTGCAATTTTTTTACGCTGTAATTCCAAAGCTTTTCTTTCTTCTGCTTCTTCACGCATTTGCTGTTTAAGAGCCAACTGCTCTTGGCGGGCCTGTTCTTTTTTTACATAGTAATTGTACTCAATCTTAACAGCGTCGATAAACAGATATTCAATTTCGCCTATAAATCTGGTCAATGTTCCGGCAATACTCTGATTACCTGCTCCTGCAATTTGAAGGTATTTAGCGGTTATATTTTTTATGTGATCGATAGCCTGCTCCAGTTTTTCATACTTTAAATTGTATAAAACATTTTGCAGCTCTGCCCGTAAGGCAATAACCATTAATTGATAGATAGTTTGATTTGCTTTAGTTGTATACCGTGCAGCATAAAGCTCTAAAATATGGTTAATAGCTTTCTCATTTTCTCTATAAGTTTTGCGTAAAGATTTAATATCCATGCAATGGAGTTTTAAAATCACGCTAGGAGAAAATTCATCATACGTAGCATCATCCAGTGCAGAAAGCCGTTCGTCGGAATTAGATTGAATAAAATGGGTGATGCAGTAGTCAACGCTTTTATATAATTCTTTTGCCCGTTGAAGTTTTCTTTCCTGGGTAGCGATCTGTTTTATGAGAAGTTCGTTTCTCTGCTCCAATTCTGTAATCTCATTCCGAAGGCGGGCAATAATATCATTGTTTTTTTGCATTTCAAGGCTGAAGTTCTGCTCCATTTCGGAATGCTGTTTAGATAGTTCATCTATTTTATTTTTGACTTCTAAGTATGTGTCAGCCCCGAGTTCATCAAGCTGGTTTTGAAGCAGCTGTACCTGCTCGTTCAGTGCATTTTTTTCAGCAGTTATATCCTGAAGCGAGGATTCAGAGGCTAAAAAATGTTGATTTTGTTTTTTAGCATCCACATATTGAAGAACCAGCAAAATAAAAGCGGCGATCCCTGGGATTATCAGTGGCCAAAAAAGCGATAGCAAAAAGATGAACCATGTCTGCAAATACCATTTTCTTTTCATATTAAAGTTTGCCCTTTCTCATTAGTGGATTTTAATCTTAATTCAATTAACCTTTTCTCATACCCCAATAAACGAGATAACTGATCGAGTGTATATTCCTGGTACATGAGATATTCTGCAAGTATGTCGTCAGGAATTAAAAGATTTATAGCAAATTGGTTAGCTTCCTGCTCCACCTTAGAATTCAGGAATAAAGTTTTGTGCCTGATGAAATAACAGTTCTGACGCGGGTGGAGAATCGCGTGACCTAATTCGTGTGCCATAACAAATAGTCGTTCATTGCCTTCCAGATTTTCATTGATCCATATACATTTAGTTCTTTTTAGGTACATATAGCATCCGGCTCTGGAACCAATGTCTCCGACTGCAACTTCAATTCCCAGTGCTGTCGCCAGCCTAAACGGATTGTTTGTCTGGTATTTTTTTATATAGTAAGCAACTTTCTTTTTGACTTCCTCAACCAATTTAAGATCACCTACTTTTTATTTTTATGACCGTATTTTTCCTTGTTTTTAATTTTCAAACGGCGAAGCATGAGATCGACCTGGCCAAGAAACAGCTCGACATCATCATCAGGAATGTCTTCTCCATCATATGCAGCAGGCCCCAGTTCTTTATTAACAAGCTTCTCACGTAGGCTGTCTAAGTCTTTTTTGATATCGCGTTCATCCCTGGCCGTAAGTTCTGGATCGCTCGATTCATTTTCTTTTCCAGTCATTAAATAATTTACTGAGACTCCAAAATAATCGGCAATCATTTTTAGCCTATCGTCAGGAAAAACACCTTTTCTCAACTGGCCAATATAGCCATTGGAAAACCCCAAATCTTTTTCAAGTCTACTGATAGCTATTTTGCGTTCTTTGCATATAGCTTTTACACGTTCCACGCTGGTCATATAGAGTTCCTCCATGAATTTTTTTAGAGAAAAGCCTAAAAATAGCTTGACATAATAGGGAATACTCTATATAATGAGCTTGTGATTAGAGAAAAGCCTAAAAATAATAGAGAATTCGCTAAAAATAAGTTTCTGAACAATTCTTATTTTAGAGCATTATCTAACATTAGTCAATAGACTTTTCTCTAAAATATCAAAAATTTAGAGAGGAGATTCTGGGATTGATTTTTCAAAAAGTAAAGGAATATTGCAAAAAAAATAATTTATCAATCAGCTCTTTTGAAAAAAAATGTAACATCGGGAACGGAACTGTGTCTCGATGGGAAAATGATGATTCTAAGCCTTCACTTTCAACATTGGAAAAGATAGAAAAAGCCACAGGAATCGCAGTTGCTGAGTGGATTCGATGAAATGGCGTGAGTATCGAGGAGCTGCTGAAGTAGGGAGGTGAGAGAATAATGGCGTTAGCATATTGCGTTACTGGCATCGGTCTATTGATTTTATCTATTATCCTTTGCGCGGTGAGAGATGATTATTTGTGGTTGTTTGTCCAGATTGCCGGAGAAATCATTGCTTTTATGGGGTATGCCCCCGTACTACTAAAACTCTTTAGCCAGTAGTTTGATACAGAGTTCATAAAGTTTATCTGTAGTTTTAGTAGCTCCATGTTCTTTTACTGCATTAGCTAAGAGGAAAAGGTTCCGGCGAACGGAACGCTTATGACAAATAGCTGCTAACTGTAAGGTATCTATATAAAAGGTGTTCATGTATCCAATTTTGTCAGAACCATATTTGCATTTTGAATAAGATTCGGAGAATGCTTGGCAAAGTTTTAAACGTACATCAATAGTATGATTCAGTTTGGCAATTTTATATTCTTTAACCGAATGAATGAGAGCAGTAATTGCGGGAGCAACAATAGCAGCCCATGCGGTGATGATAGCAGCGTTTGCAGTAAAACTATTGTCCATGAAAACTCTCCTTTTGTAGATGATGGAGAGATTGTAACACAGAAATATAAAAATTTCCAGAGATAGGGAGGTAAGAAAAAATACAATATTTCAACTTGTACAACCCGTCTTGCATAAAATTTAGCAGAGAAGGAGGAGAACAGTATGAAAGAAGCAACCATTACAAATTGCATTGATATTCATGGAAAAGAGTACAGGATGGAGGAGCTGTCAGAGGAGAAAAGAAAGCAGATAGCCATGCTGCTGTCGGATCGCTTTATGGAGATGGCAGGATACAGAAGAAAGGTGTGTGACGAATGAGAAAGAAAGATACAGTCCCGGAGCACCCGCTCCGGGCAGCACAGAGGAAAAACGCTGCGTTGCGTGATGAAGTGAGGTTTCTTCACGAGGCCCTGTTCTTCACAGAAATTTTGGCAGCAGGGTTCTTCGGGGCATTCCTGGCCGTTCTGGCTTCGGCTGGGTGGCTGTGATGAATTGCAGGGAGTGCCGGTACAGGAACCGGTGTCTGGAGTATAGCAGGATGTACCCGTGCAGAGATTTCAAAAGAAAAGGCCCGCCGGTTGCCGCCGGACAGGCCCATGAGAAAAAAATTATCAAGTAAATTATAAACTGGATCAAGGAGGAAAATCAAGTGAGAAACAATAATTTAATGTTTGCACCAGAAAGTAAAGGCGAAGAGGCTCTTATGCTGATAGGGAGAGTGGAGGCTGTGGCGGCCTATATCAGAAAAAGCCAGTACATAGATCGGGAAATCATTGCGGATATGTTGGGCGTGGTTTTAGAGCCTACGGAGGAGGCAGATCATGAATCGGTATCGCTGTAGTGAATGCGGCTGCTACCTGGATCCGGGCGAAGGAAGACTCTGTGAGGAGTGCCTGGAGTTAAAGAAAAGCCGGGCTTTGCGGAGGAAGCAGAGCCTGGGCGTCTTCCAGGAGACGGAAAAAGGACAGATGAGAATGAGAGTTCAGGAGGTTAGATAAGATGAATACAGTACAGGAGAGAATTGAGGGATTACTGATTGAGACAGAGCGAGATGGGATTCTGGATTTAATTGATATGATGAGAAAATCGGGCTTTTTTACCCAGCCTTGCAGCGGCGCATTTCACCTTGCGAAGGAAGGAGGACTGGCAGAACACAGCCTGAACGTCTTCTGCCTGATGGAGAAACTGAGAGATGTTCTTTATCTGGAAGAGATTGCCTGGGAGAGTGTGGCTGTCTGCGCCTTGCTCCATGATCTTGGAAAGTGCGGGCAGTTTGGAAAGCCTGGATATATTCCCAACATGTTAAAAGGCAGAGCAACAAAGGCAAATCCGAATCCAGAACCCGTACAGTCGGAGAAAAAGCCATACCTGACCAATCCGGATCTATTATACATTGACCATGAAATCCGTTCCATTCAAATGGCGTCCCAGTATATCGAACTGACAGAAGACGAGAACTGGGCTATCCTGATGCATAATGGAATGTATGGGCCGTTCCGGTATGTGATTCAGGGAAAGGAGACCCCGCTGTATCTGCTTCTTCATATGGCGGATATGTGGGCATCCCGCGTAACCGAAAAACAGGAAGGAGGCAGGGACAATGGAGAAGAAAACGCTTGAATTCCGCACGCTGCAGGCAGGAGAGATTGACTGCCGGATTGCCACGGTAACAGAAAAGGGAGTGTCCCTTCTGCTTTATAAGGACGCCAGAGTGGATCAGAACATATTAGACGAAACCGTAGGCCCTATGAACTGGCAGCGGGCCCATAGCAGAGACAATGCCAACTGCACAGTCAGCATCTGGGATGGCGAGAAGCAGCAGTGGATCTCTAAAGAAGACACAGGAACGGAAAGCTATACAGAAAAGGAGAAGGGGCTTGCCTCCGACTCCTTTAAACGGGCCTGCTTTAACTGGGGGATTGGCCGGGAACTGTATACAGCGCCATTTATTTGGATCCCGGCTGGAAACTGCCGGATTCAGGAGAAGGGAGACAGGAGCGGGAAGAAGTGGACTTGTTATGATCGGTTTTCGGTGAAAGAAATCGGTTATGATGCGTCCAGGAATATCTGCTCTCTGGTGATTTTAAATGACAGCCAGAGGGGGAGGCTCGTGTTTAACCTGGCTCATCCGGAGACAGTGGACAAGATGGCTCCGGCTCCTTCGCGTCAGGAACCAGAACAGCCGAAAGAAGAACCGAAGGTGGGAAAAGCCCATATTCAGACATTGTATAACGAATGCGGCCGGACCGGCCTGCACTGGAGGCAGATTACAGAGACCTACGGAGTAAAAGAGATGAAGGAGCTGACCATTTCCCAGTTCCAGGATGCGATGGAGAAATTTAAGCGTTATCCGGACAAGCCGGATCCGAACATGCACACAGAGCCGCCGGAGCAGATGGAAGGGCTTCCCTGGAATGAATAGGTGAAAAGGATGGAACTGAAAGGACAGTTGAAAAGCATTTCCTGTGATTACTTTACCGGGCATACCCTGATTACCTGTGAAACGGAAGCGGCTGCAGCTCCCCATCTGGAGAAGCTGCAGGGCGTTCCTCTGGCTATCACATTTAAAAAGTTTCGGAAGAAGCGGAGCCTGGACGCCAACGCGTATTACTGGGTGCTTGTCGCAAAACTGGGAGATAAGCTGAACCTGTCAAAACCGCATCTGCATAATATCCTGCTTCGGCGATACGGCCAGCCGGAAGTGATTGACGGCAAGATGATTTACCTGGTGCTGCCAGATACAGATCAGGGCGCCAGAAAGGCCGATGAGGCAGAGACGTACCATATTAAGCCTACATCAGAGGTAAAGACTGGAAGAAATGGGGAACGGTTTCGCACCTATGTGATGCTTCGAGGATCCAGCACCTACAACACGGAGGAAATGGCCCATCTGATTGACGGATTGGTGTCCGAATGTAAGGAAGCAGGCATTGAGACGGCTACTCCGGAGGAACTGAGCCGGATGCTGGAACTCTATGAGGCGAACCGGAAGCGGAAGGGAAAAACGGAATGAAGAGACTTTGGAGCGTATTTACGGACGATATGGATCACTGCTATTTCACTGGCAGCCCTTACGTGGAGAGGCATCATATTTTTGAAAGCCGCAAGGGGAATAAGAAGAAATCGGAAGCCAGGGGCTTTATCATCCCTCTGCGGCCGGAACTGCACCCCAACGGCGCTTCCTTCCAGAGGACACCGGAGAATGCAGGAATAGATAAGATGTTAAAGCAGATGGCTCAGAGATACTATGAGAGCCATTATGGGAGCCGGGACGAGTTTATCAGGGAATTTGGCCGCTCCTATTTGTAACAGACCTCCTATGGCAGTAATATATCACGAAACGAATGCCATTGGTGATACATCCGCCGGGGAGATGACCGCTCCCCGGTATGAAAAAAAGAAAGGCGGTAGAGCCTTGGATTATATCAAAGAAATCAACGCCTTTGAGCGATGGTGCGAAAATAACTACTTGCCGATCTCATCTCAGCTGCTGTGGTACAAAATTATGCAGCGGTTTAACCGGAATGGGTGGCGCGAGTGGGTTTCAGTAGACAACCTGACCTTGATGGCAGCCATGCAAATGAGCCGTGAAGCGACATTCATTAAAGCGAGGGACGAGCTCATTAAAGCAGGGTTGATGGAATATCAGAAAGGCAAAAAAGGAACGCCAAACCGATACCGGATGATTTCCTTTTTTGAAAAAAACACTTTCAAAAGCGAAGTACAAAGCGTAGTAGAAAGCGAAGTACAAAGCGTAGTAGAAAGCGTAGACATAAATAAACATAAAACAAAAAACAATAAAAAGAGTAGTACTGACGTACTACCAGAAAAGACGGACGCCTTTTCTGACCAGCTTGCCACGATTCGAGAGTTATATAACTCCGTTTGCGGGTCGTATCCCCGCCTGGTAAAGATGTCGGAAGCCAGAAAGAAGGCTGTCCGTGCCAGACTGCGCGCTGGCTATACCGTGGAGGATTTTAGGAGGCTGTTTGAGATGGCCGAAGCCAGCAGTTTCCTGAAAGGCCAAAATAACCGGAACTGGACGGCCACCTTCGACTGGCTGATTGCGGATGCCAATATGGCCAAGGTTCTGGACGGCAATTACAAGGACAAGCCGCAAAGCAGCCCTTGCTCATCAGCAAAAGACACAGAAGCGGCTGCCTGGAGTAAACACAGGGATTATTATGGCCGGGCAAAGAACCGTTTCCACAACTGCGAAAGCCACGGGTATGACTACGAGGACATTCTGGAGCAAATGGGAGGATTTTATGGGCAGGAGAAAGATACCGAAGAGCAGCCGGGAGGAGATTAACCGTATCTCGGCGGAGAAACAGGAGCGGATTCTCAGACACCTGAGCGAAGCAGGGGCATTGACTATCAAAAAGACGGCAGAGGACCTGGGACTAACTCACAGCGATGCCAGGAACCAGTTTGGGAACCTGCGCGTCAAAAACGCCATTGACTGCGTGGGACGGTGTAAGGATGGCTATCTGTACACGATTCACAGGGAGGATGCAAAGAGCTACCGGGAACAGCTGGAGGAGATCCAGGCAGACGAGGCTATCTGGCCAGAGACAATAGCGCGGTTTCGGAAGCGTGTTGCTCCGGGAACTGTTTATTACTACCGGGATGAGGAAGGCGTGCGAAAGCGGACGAAGGTGACAGACACCAGATGCCCCTATATCTGCCTGTTTGACAACGGGCAGGCCTATTCGTGGGCGGATGTGGTGCGTTGCAGCAGGAAGGGACCCCACACGCTGGGAGAATGGCCGAAGTAGGAGGAGATATGAGACAGATTTACGGGAAATATTATGTCGAAAAAGAAACAGCTGGCCGGTTCCAGATTCTTCAGGAGACGGGAAGGGGCTATGCATCCATTGGCTGTTATTTCAGCCCGGCGCTGGCGGCGGAGGAGATTGCAGACCGGGAGCACGGGGAGAAATGGATCCGGGAAATCATCGAAAGGGAGATGAAAGGTGAAACAGATAATCAACCAGGAAGAGTTCCTGGAGTACATTAAAACATTTCTGCACAGCCACGGCTACCCGCCAACACAGCGGGAACTGGCAGCCAAATTCTATTGCTCCGTGTCAACGATTAATATATGCCTGCGGGAAATGTTGGAGGAGGGAATATTAGAAACCGATCATTCAGTCGGTTCCTGCAGAGCGTATCGCGTCGCTGGAATGCGGATGGTAGATATCAGGAAATTACAGGGTGCTGTAAAACAGCTGGAGGATCTTTTGGAACACTGCCGAGACATGGCAGCAGGACGTGACGCGGATCCAATCTGGATCCGGGACGTGGAGGCTCTGGAGACAGTGATGGGAGCGATTCGGGAATAAAATGTTGGAGAGAAAGGGCAAAAAAATGAAAATTAAAATTTCAATTCCAGATACCTATATGGTAGCAGATATGCCAGAGAAGAAAGCAAGAGAAATCTTTTGGAAGATGTCAGAAATGATGAGGATTATGGCTCGACCGGAGTCGGAAAAAGAGGCAGAGAAAAAAGAAGTTTCTCCTGCAGGCGATGAAGCAGGTGAAGATATGGAAGCTCTGGCAGAAAGACCAAAGTATAAAGGATTTATGTACATCAAGTGTCCGAAATGCGGGGAAGTAAAAAGCTTCTTTACCAGAAATGAAACAGATCATTATCACTGCGACAATTGCGGAGAAAGAACAGAATTTGAAGCTCCATTATCACTTTTGTGGATCAACTGTGAGTGTGGGAGCAATGTCAGATATTTTACAAACCGCACAGAACCAAACTTTGACATTCCGTGCTTTAAGTGTGGCTCACCAGTTGCAGTTGAATGGAATGATAAAAAATCTTTGTACACCACGATGAAGAATTAGCAGAGGAGATCTGGAACAGGAGGCACTTATGAAAAAGCTGTGTATTCAGGTATGTGAGAAAGCCCAGCTGACTGTAGAAGTGACACCAGAGATGGAGATTGATTTTTTTGAGTGCTGGGATATGGCGAAACATACAAAGGAGTTTAAAGATTGTGACTCCTGCAGCTGGAACGGCCAGAATATTACTTGTGAGACATCTGCCTGTGAGATTGTGGCCGAATGGGGCAGCAGGGAAGGGAGAATCATATGGAACGATTAACGCATAAAAGAAGCAATGGAATTAAAGAAGGCTATTGGAGTCCAAACAAGAAAGAGGAGCTGGTTAAGAGACTGGCAGAGTATGAGAATACGGGCCTGAGTCCGGCAGATGTGGAAGAACTTCGCCGGCAGCAGGATAGATGCCGCTGGATCCCAGTGGGGGAGAGACTGCCCAGTGAAAAAGAATTCTTGAAAGCATACTGTAGAAACCACTATGCAGCTGAATTCCTTGTGATGATTAAAGATGCCACAAGACCAACTACACTTTATTTTTTAAAGGACACAAAAAGTTGGGTAGATGATGAAAGAAATCATTATACAATTTTAGCCTGGCAGCCGTTACCGGAACCATACAAAGGAGGCCAGAATGAAACCTGATTTATATCACAATGCCAGCGGCGTGCGGGATCCGGTGGCAGCCAAAGCCATCCGGGAGGCAGATCGCCAGCCAGAGCATGTCAGTAAAGCAGTGGAGCTGATGAAATTCACAGCAGGAAACCTGGACTGCGAGGTAGTTGGTCGGATCGCGTTAAGAGATAAAAAGACGGAGAGGGTATGGCAGTAGAGAAACGGGGTGAAGTGAATGACAGAGTTGCCATCGAAGCAGTTAGAAAGTTTTATAAAGTTTGCAGAAGACTGCCAGGAAAACTATAGTATCGCCTATTCCTGTGTGGGGGATGAGGATAAAAGGCTTCAGGATTTATTACATGCATTAGAGTTTACAGATAATAAGTATGATATGCACAATGAGGCTTTAAAGCTGTGGATGAGCCGGAGGGAGAGAAGGGTGAAAAAGGATGTTGCCTTGCTGAACCGGGAAATAGCAGAATATTTCCAGGAGGGGAACGGAAAAAAGTTCCTCAATGAGCTTCGCCAGCTTCTGGGAAGACAGAGGAAGCAGGAACAATATGTAGAGGGGCAGAGGGCATACCACAGGCGGATGCCGGATAAAGATTAAGAGACAGGAAGAGGTGACGCCATTGGACAAGCAGATATTAGAGCAGTACATAGATGCCTGCGAGTTAATCAAAGACACTGAGGAGGAGATCCGGAAGCTGAGGAAGCGCCGCAGGCAGATACAGCAGGACACTGTGAAAGGTTCATCCCATGAATTTCCGTATACACTTCAGACCTACCACCTGGAGGGGCTGGGGTATGCGGCAGTCAAAGACCCGGATGAGCTGGAACGAAGGGAGAAGCTGCTGGCGGAGCGGATCCGCAGGGCGGAGCAGATTAAGGGGCAGGTAGAAGTGTGGCTTCTGACCATATCGCCCAGGATGCAGCGGATCATTAGATATAAGATTTTCGAGGAGATGACCTGGGGACAGGTGGCTGTCAGGATGGGAAGGAAAGCAACTGCGGACAGTGTGAGAATGGAATTTACAAATTTTATGAAAGAATCCTAAAGTTATTTCGTTTTTTTCGCAATTTTCGTTTTGAAAATGCTATAGTGTACCATGAAGCCAAAGGCATTCAGCCGGCGGCTTTTACACCCCCTTTTATTTGCATAGATGCCGGGGAGACCCAGCGATACAGCAGGATAGAGCAGTCTGGAAGCTCGCCGGGCCCATAACCCGGAGGTCGAGGGTTCGAATCCTTCTCCTGCAAGCCATAATAATTTTTCTCCTATTTTTTCCACCCGGCCATGTGCCGGGTGCTTTTCTTTTAAGGCAATTTGGTGTATGCTTAAAAAGAAGGGGGGACTAAAAATGAAAAAATACTGGAGAGAAATATTACTTGCCATTATAGTGGTATTCTTGGTAATACCTTTAAGCATAGCTTTTTCTGTGAGCTTTCGATTTATTTGCACAGACACAAGTAACGAATGGATTGGATTTTGGGGAGGATATTTAGGTGCAATTATTGGAGCTGTTGCGACAATAGGCGGTGTGCGCATGACTCTTAGAGAAGAAAATAAAAAGAGACAAGCAGAAGAGAAAACTAGAGAAAATGAGATAATAGAGAAAAGACGCTTAGAGCTAATGCCATATTTAACAGCCCACTCTTATATTCCAAAAGAAAGTATTGCATTTTCAGCAGGTGAATTATGCTTTGTAGATTTTACGGATGGTATTCAAATAAGGGATCATTTTACTAAAAAGTATGAGGATGCATTTATAGAAAAGAAACCAGAATATTATTTGTTAAATTACAGAATTAAAAATGTAGGTGGGGGAAGTGCAGTAGGATTATATATAAAAGTGAATGGTAATAATGTCCTTTGGAATGGTGGCTTAAGTACTAATTCAGACATTACATTGAGTTTACTATTTTGGTCAGAAGAGCTTCAGACGAAAAAAATAAGGATAGATTTGGAATACCATGATATTTTGAATATAGGTTTCTATAGTCAGAATGAAGAACTAGAATTTTATTCAGAAAATTATGAAAAAACTATTTCTTTAAAAAGAAATAGTTTTTTGAGTAGTCCCCGTAGAATAGATAGTCAGGGATAGCCCTGGCTATCTATTTTCTTTTACCCCCAAATTAATAAAAAGGAGGTGATCCCCATAACCAGAAAACAAAAACTATTCGTACAGGAATATCTCATTGACCTGAACGCCACCCAGGCGGCTATCCGTGCCGGATACAGCCCGGATACGGCGGGAGAGATAGGGAGTGAAAACCTGAAGAAACCTGACATTCGCGCAAGTATTGATAAAGCGATGGCAGAACGCTCCCGACGCCTGGGCCTTAATCAGGACCGGATTTTGCTGGAGCTTGCCAAGATTGCCCTCTTAAACCCGCAGCAGGTAGTAAACCTGAATGATGCCACCATTCGAGAGGACGCGCTTCCGGAGGATCTGGCGGCGGTCGCCTCTGTAAAGGTCAAACGGTTCCCGACCAAGGAGGGAGAGGGCATTGAACGGGAGATTAAGTTCTATGACAAGTCGAAGGCTTTGGAGCTGGCCGGTAAGCATCTGGGAATGTTCCGGGATAAGGTGGATGTAAACGTTCAGACTTCCGAGAAGCTGGATGACATCATGAGTCAGCTGGGTGGTGAGGGACTTGAAGAGTAGCAGCTTTCCCCTCTCCCAGAAGTACCTGGATTTTATCAATACAGTGGACGGCGTGGATGCAGACTTCCTGGAGGGGACAACGGCCTCCGGAAAGACAACGGTAGGCGCCGGCGTTAAGTTTATGCGGATGGTCAGCCGCAGCGGAAAGAAGCTGCATATTATCGCATCCAAGACGACTGGTACTGCGGAGAAGAACATTATCCAGCAGGACAATGGAATCCTGGATTTGCACCGCACGGCCCGGTACTATGGAAACGGAGACAAGGATTACAAGATTCCTCATATCAAGTTTGAGGACAAGATTATCTTTGTTCTGGGATATGATAACCGGGACAAGTGGGAGCTTGTGTTAGGTTCTCAGTTTGGCTGCGTGTACATCGACGAGATTAACACGGCCAACATTGATTTTGTCCGGGAGGTGTCTACCAGAAACGATTATCTGATGGCCACGCTGAATCCGGATGATCCGGGCCTTCCGGTGTATAAGGAGTTTATCAACCGTTCCAGGCCGTACCAAAAATATGAACAAGACGTTCCTCCGGAGATTCTGGCGGAGCTGAAAGAGAAGCCAGTACCAAGATGGAGGTACTGGTTTTTTACGTTCCGGGATAATTTAAGCCTGACACCGGAGGCAGTGCAGAAAAAGATGGATGCAGCTCCACCTGGAACAAAATTATACAAGAACAAGATTTTAGGTCTGCGCGGAAAAGCGACGGGCCTTATTTTTCCGAACTTCGATAGGAAGAAGCATGTAGTATCGACTTCCTGGCTTAAAACGGAGCAGAAGCTGGGGCGGCTGAAATTCAGGCGTTTTTCAGTGGGACTGGATACCTCCTATTCCAGCCAGTCCCCAGATACCATTGCCATGCTCTTTTTGGGAATTACCACAGACCGGCATCTGATTGTGCTGGATGAGAAGGTCTACAGCAACGCAGAGCTGGATCAGCCGCTGGCTCCATCTGATACAGTGACGAAATTTTTGGAGTTTCTGGATCGGAATCAAAAAGAGTGGGGACTTGCGAGGGATGTGTTTATTGATTCGGCTGACCAGGCGACCATCACGGAGCTGCGAAAATATAAGCGGCTTCATGGCAGCATACACAATTTCCTGGATGCGTATAAGGCTCTGCAGATTATTGACCGCATCAAGCTGCAGCTGGGCTGGATTCAGCAGGGCTGCTATCTGGTGGCAGATACCTGTGTAGAGCACATGGCGGAACTGGAACGGTATTCCTGGCTGGAGGATAAGGACGAACCAGAGGATCGGAATGACCATACCATTAATGCATCCCAGTATGGCTGGATTCCCTGGCGGAATCTGATTGGGTTCGAGGAGGATGAGAAATGAGGTGGCTGACAACATTGAACGAGAATATTAAACGGGGCATCCGTTCCTGGCTGAATGTGCAGCCGGCAAGCCCCTACAGCATCCAGATTCAGGAAATAGTGGATTTTGAGCTGAATGCAATCCGCAACCGTATCTGGTATCGTGGAGACGGAAATGAGCTGGAACAGCTCTATGAGCAGAGCGGAGAGACAGCGGATCGGTACAAGTTCTGGGCGTCTAAATGTACGCCTGGCATGGAAATGCGAAAAATCCACACGGGCCTTCCAGGGCTGATTGTCAAGGTTCTCTCATCCATTGTGATGGCAGACATGAATGAGTTTCAGTTTGAGTCTGGAAAGCAGGAGGAAACCTGGAAGGAAATCGAGAAACAAAATCATTTCCGGAAAAAGTTAAAGAAGGCGCTGAGAGAGGCACTGTACATTGGAGACGGAGCCTGGAAGCTGACGCTGAATACTCAAAAGAGCGGGTATCCTTTCATCAGCTGGTATCCGGGAGATCGGATAGAACTGGTTTATGACGGGGACGAGCTGGCTGAGGTTGTCTTTAAGACGCCGTATAAGGAGAAAGGGCAGCTGTACGTACTCTATGAGCATTATGGTTATGGCTATATCCGGAATGAGCTGTACCTGGGAGAGAAAGAAGTTCCTCTCGATACCATAAAGAGGATCCAGGGGCTCAAAGACTGGGCATTTGATCCGTCAGTTATTCTGGCGGTTCCGTTTCATATCTACGACAGCGCGAAGTGGGAAGGGCGGGGAGGCAGCCTGTTCGACGGAAAATTGGACAGCTTCGATGCATTTGACGAGGTATGGAGCCAGTGGATGGATGCGCTGCGAAGCGGAAGAGCCAGAACCTATATTCCGGACTGCCTGGTTCCGAAAAATCCAAAGACTGGCGAGATGTTACGCCCCAATCCCTTCGATAACAGGTTCTTTGCAGGGGACAGCGATATGTCAGAGCACGGGGAGAACAAGGTACAGACGGAACAGCCGGCCATTCCCCATGACAGCTATCTGGCTTCCTATGTGACGGCTCTGGATTTATGCCTTCAGGGCATTATCAGTCCTTCCACGCTGGGAATCGACGTAAAAAAGTTAGACAATGCAGAGGCCCAGAGGGAAAAGGAAAAGACAACCCTTTACACAAGGGACGCTATCATCGAAGCGCTTCAGACAACGCTTCCGGAACTGATTTCCGCCTGTTTGAACTGCTGTCAGGTTCTGGCGAGGCAGCCAGTAGAGGAAGTAAAAGTAGATATCCCCTTTGGGGAGTATGCAAATCCTTCCTTTGAGAGCCAGGTGGAGACGCTGGCTAAGGCCCGGCCCGGCGTGCCTATGATGAGCATCGAGGCGCAGGTGGAAGAGCTTTATGGGGATAGTAAGGATGAGCAGTGGAAGGCGGAGGAAGTAAAGCGGCTGAAGGCAGAGCAGGGCGTTGCAGAGATAGAGGAACCGGGAGTCAATCAGACTGCCGGTTCTTTTCAGATCCAGATGAAGGAAGGGAAGACAGATGCAGGTAAAGGTAATGAACCGGGTATACCGAATGAGCCGGAAGGAGTACCAGGGACTTCTTAAAGTGGCCAGTGAGCAGGTTCCGTTTGGAATTTATGCCCTGGAAAAGGAAGGTTATGCGGAACTCCGCCATGACAGGTGCGAGAGCATTACACAGCTGAAGAGTCTGTCCAGGGAATTTAAGTCTCAGGGATTCCGTGTACTCAGTAATCGGAACCAGCAAACGGGAAAGCAGTAGAGGAACCCAGAATCAGGAAGGAGGCAGGCGCATGCAGAAGGATGAATACGATATCGGCGCCGCCTTTGCAGCCATCGAAGAGGAGCTGACTGCTTCCATGATGCGAAACATGAAGCGCCACCGGGCCGAGGAGACGAAGGAGGGCATTCAGTGGAGCATGTGGCAGGCAGAGCAGCTGAAAACTCTGGAAAGATACAAGCGGGAGAACAAGAAGCGGTATGATGGGAAGTTCCAGTCTCTGAACAGAGAGATTGAGGAGCTGATCCGAAAAGCCAGGGAAACAGGGGGCATGGAGCAGGAGCGAGCAATCCTGAACGCTATTAGGAATGGTTTTAAAGCAGAAAAAATTTCCCCTGGAATGGAAGCAGAGTTTTTTAAGCTGAATGAGAGGAAGCTGGAGGCTCTGATAGAGGCCGTTACCCACGATATGGAGAAGGCGGAAACAGCAGTTCTCAGGATGTCAGAGGATCAGTACCGCAAGATTATCTTTAACGCCCAGGTTTATGCCAATACAGGGGCTGGAACCTACGAGAAGGCGGTGGATATGGCTTCCAGGGATTTTCTGGCAGCAGGGCTAAACTGCATCCAGTACGCCAATGGGGCCCGTCATACGCTTTCCGATTATGCGGATATGGCCATTCGAACTGCCAGCAAGCGGGCTTACCTTCAGGGAGAAGGAGAGAAGCGGCAGGAGTGGGGAATCAGCACAGTGATTATGAATAAGCGCGGAAATCCCTGCCCTAAATGTCTTCCCTTTGTTGGAAAGGTGCTGATTGATGACGTGTGGAGCGGCGGCCGAAAAGATGGAGTGGATCCGAAGACAGGAAAACGGTATCCGCTGATGAGTAAAGCCATCGAGGCGGGACTTTATCATCCCAGATGCCGCGATTCTCATACGACCTACTTTCCGGGCATCTCTACGGCGGACGATACCTGGACTAAGAAAGAGCTGGAGGCGATTGGTCAGAATTATGCCAGGGAGCAGAAGGAGCAGTATGCAAAGCGGCAGGCAGAGAAGTATGGGAGGCTGGCGGAACACTCACTGGATGAGGAGAATCAGAGACGGTATGCTGCCAGAAGGGAAGAGTGGAAGAAGCGCCATGCGGTGTTCAATAAAGAGAACGCCAAATCTGAGATTCATACTATTAAATCTCAGATTGCAGACATTCAAGAGCAGATGAATGATAATATAAAGCAGAGGTTATTCGATAAAGGCATACAGGCCAATATTGAAGAAGCAGGGGAATACCATAAGGAAGCCTTTGAAGCATTAAAACATTTAGATAAATTAACAGATGAATATAGAAGTACCATTGCTTCGTATACTGTTGGGAAAACAGCACATACCCAAACGGAATATGGAACGGCATATACGCTTAATGGAAAAACCGCAATTACAGTTCAGCCTATAGCGCATAGGGTAAATAAAGCAATAGATGCACTGGGGCTTGGCAAAAAACAGCCACTCGGAACAACATATCATGAATTTGCACATTCTCTTTCACAGTCAAGAGAAAAGGTGGATCCAGAATTTTGGAAAGAGATTAGGAAAATAAAGAGAGAATATGAAGGTATTCGCGGAAAAAGTAATTGGTTTGATGTCAAGATATCAGACTATGCGTCAAAAGATGTAGATGAGTTTCTTGCTGAAGCATTCACACAGGCAAAATTGTCTGATACCCCCTCTCCATATTCAAAACGAGTGCTCGATGTGGTTGATAAGTATTTCAAAAAAGAAATTCAGAATCGAAAAAAATACAAAATAAAAGCAGCAGAGTGGGCTGGACAGCCAGAAGGAGAAGGACGTGGAGTAAATATAAAAAAGTCATATGCAGACTTTTTATCTAGACTGCGGGAAGATCAATCTCTGGATGCACATAAGAGCAGAATGGCGCTATACGCCGAATCAACACAGATACTGGAAGATAACGAATTGCCTGCGCCTTTTGCATATATTCTAGACTTGGACGTGATTAAATATAATCCCAATGCACCGTATATTGGGGATTATGATATGGATTATGTTTTTGCCCATGAAATTTCTCATCGGATGGATGAATTGGAATATCACAGCTGGGAAAATGAAAAGTTTCTTCAGGCTATTGAAATTTGTGCGGGGAAAGTATATGCTCAAAGAGAGAAAGTGCAGAACTGGTTCGAACCCGGAGGCCGATATGAACAAAGCTTTGCAATATCAGATATTATAAGTGCATTGACAAACGGTGAAATGGCCGGTATGGTTGGGCATAGTGAGGCATACTGGTCGGAAATTTGGTTAAAAGCAATGGAATTATTTGCCGACATTAGTGCGGCGGATATTTTGGAATTACCGGAGAAAGAGGAACTGAGAGGGCTGTTAAAAGAACTGTTTAAAGCATATGAGGAGATGGTGCGTTGAAGATAGTAGAACGTTTAAACAGCGATGAAGAAATACAGGAGTTGAGAAAGCGGCTTTATGAAATAACCGGACGCTCTCTTCCGTTTAATTATGACTGCTATTTTGGAATTGAGGATTACAGGGAACATCTGCATCGGTGTGTGAATGCAGGAAAAATAGTCACGCGCCCTCAGGATATACATGCGGCGCGCCGCTTTGGTTCAAAATAAAATGCTGCCAGCCAGAAATAGCTGGTGGTATTTTTCAAGGAGGTTTTAAGGTGGATGATTTTCGGGTGATTTATAGGATACTCCGTATTCTCCAGAAATCAATGGACTGTGAGGAAATAGACAGAGAAATTTTATCTGCTGAAAGGCTTGAATTGTCAATACCAAAATGGAGCCGCATCATGTCTATGCTGCTGAATGAGGGATATATTACGGGAGGGCAGACATGGAATGCCCTTGATTGTGGATATCCGAGGGTAGTACTGACAAGGCCTGAGATCACGCTGAAAGGCCTTGAATATCTGGAAGAAAATACGTTAATGAAGAAAGCTTCAAATCTTGCAAAAGGAATAAAAGATACAATACCAGGGTTATAACCACCAGCCAGTAGGCCGGTGGTATTTTTATACCCATTTTTATAGCTGCGGACCAGCAGCAGGAAGGAGACAAGATGGATTTAAGACCTATGGAATTAAAGGACACAGCTTCCATGATGTTAAGCGAGGACTACAAGGAACGCTTTCAGGCTGAATATGGTCAGCTCAGACTCCGGTATCAGAAACTGAAAAGTATGCTGGATAAATGGGATCAGGGTATGATGGATTTTGAGCCTGCCTGCCCCAGAAGCATTTATAATATGCAGATTCGGGCAATGGAAGATTACATTGCAGTTCTGGAGGCGAGAGCAGTAATGGAAGACATTATATTATAGTCATAGCAAGTCATAGAATGAGTCATAAACGCGCAGGAATATCCTGGGCGTTCTTTTTCTGCCCGAAGGCATTAAACTACCCGGAGACACCGGGAATCAACTGAAAGTGAGACACACATAAAACTGGATGGGGAGACACCCCGAAAACTGAAAGGAGACACCTATGAAACGAAGATTTCCAATGAATTTACAGCTGTTTGCAGAGGGCGGAGCATCCGGCGGCCAGGGAGACGGCGCAGGAACTTCTGGAACCGCGGGGAATCAGCCGGGAGCTTCCGGAACCGGCAGCACAGGTATACAGTTTGATTATGAAAAGCTGGCCGGGCTGATTGCAGGGAAAACGTCCGTTACGGAGGATACGGTGCTGAAATCTTATTTTAAGCAGCAGGGACTCTCTCAGGAAGAGGTGGGCCAGGCAATTCAGGCTTTTAAGGCTCAGAAAGCGGCGAATCAGCCAGATGTGGGCGCGCTTCAGACCCAGGCAGCGCAGGCTCAGGCAGCAGCTCAGAAAGCTCAGCTGGAAAATGCAGCGATTATGGCGGCAGTAGGCCTGGGCGTAGACGCGAAAACCATCCCTTATCTGATTAAAATGACGGATTTTGGCCAGGCTGTCGGCCAGGATGGGAAGATCAACGAGGAGACAGTGTCCAATGCTCTGAAAAAGACGCTGGAGGATGTTCCGGGGTTAAAGCCAGCACAGAACAGCCAGGGAGGCTTTGTTCAGATGGGGGCCTCCGGAAGTGGAAATCAGACACAGACCGATGATGCTGCGCTGAAAGCAGCCTTCGGAATTAAGTAGAAAGAGAGGTAACACATGGCAGTTTATGATTATGCAACACAGTTTACGCAGTTTCTGGCTCAGAAGTATGCAAAAGAGCTCTGCTCAGATGCGCTGTCTCAGAGCAATCCCCAGGTAAAGTTCCTGAATGCTCAGACCATTAAGCTTCCGAGAATCACAGTATCCGGTTACAAAGACCACACCAGAACGATTGGATTTAACGCAGGAACGCTTTCCAATGACTGGGAACCGAAGAAACTGGCTCATGACAGAGATATTGAGTTCTGGATTGACCCAATGGACATCGATGAAAGCAATCTGGCTCTTTCAGTTGCCAATATTCAGAATACCTTCGAGGAGGAGCAGGCGATTCCGGAGAAGGACTGTTATCGGTACTCCAAGCTTCATGCGGAACTTACCACCCATTCAGGAAGAATTGACACCACAACGGTGGTCAATGCTGCGAACTTCCTGGAGGCTTTTGACACAGAGATGGCTCTGATGGATGAGGCAGGAGTTCCGGAGGAAGGAAGAATCCTGTATGTGACGCCCACCATGAATAAGATTGTCAAAGAAGCAGAAGGAATTCAGCGGGTGGTGACAGTGACAACGCCAGTCAGCGTAAACCGCAAGGTTCACAGCCTGGACGACGTGCAGATTAAGATGGTTCCCTCTGCCCGCATGAAGAGTAAATACAATTTCACGGATGGATGCACAGCCGCTCCGGATGCAGACCAGATTAACTGGATCCTGGTTCACCCTTCCTGCGTGGTAGCAAGAGATAAGTACAGTTACATTAAGCTGTTTACTCCAGGAACAGATTCCAGAACAGCAGACGGATACCTGTATCAGAACCGCTGCTACGGCGATTTATTCCTGTTGGAGAAGAAAGTGGCCGGCTGTGCCATGAACGTAACAAAACATTCATAGGAGGTGCAGAATGAAAGCGGTAAAGGGAAACAAAGTCTATGATGTAAATGAAACCACCCAGAAAAGCTATCAGGAGTCCGGATTTGACATTCTGGATGATGATGGACAGGTAATTGCCTATGGACGCGGGAAAACGGTTCCTTTTGACGAGTATGTGGCCTTAAAGAAAGAAAAGGAGCAGCTGCAGCTGGAGAACCGTGAATTAAAGGAGCAGCTGTCTTCCTTGGAAAGAACGCAGGAGGATTCCGAAGAGGAGAAAACCCAGGAAGGAAAGCGGACGAAGGCAGCAAAGGCAGGTGAGTAGCATGGGCTATGAACCATATGCCTCTCAGGAATATTACCAGATTGTTTACAGAGGCAGTTCTGTTCCAGAAGAAGCACTGATGCAGATGCTTCGCCAGGCATCCCGCCATATTGATTCCCTGACCTACAACCGGATTGTAGGCCGGGGATTTTCCAGTTTGACGGAGTTTCAGCAGGAGGTTATCCGAGAAGTGGTATGTAGGCAGGCGGATTTTGAGTATGAAAATGCAGACCTTCTGGCAAGCGCGCTGTCTTCCTACAGTATCAACGGTGTCTCGGCGGGATTTAATGGCCAGGCGTGGAATGTATTCACTGGGAAAGGAGTCGCCATGAAAAGGGATGATTACGCACTGTTAGCCCAGACTGGCCTGACCTGCCGGCTGGCGGCGGGGCGATGAGGTGGCCGGAGCTTGTGCCGGAACGGTTCTGCCAGGTTCCGGCGCAGGTGACTTTATACGGAGAGGGGTTGACAGAGGACGGCGGTCCGGAGGTGATTTTTTCCGGGGAGGTCCGGTGTAATTACCAGGATAAGGGGAAAACGGTTCTGACTGCAGAGAAAAAGCTGGTGCAGCTGTCGGGATGTGCGCTCCTTTCTGGAGATGCCTTTCCGCAGGCTCCTGTGATTTCTGGTGGAACGATCACGGTATTTGGAGTCAAACGGAGGATCTGGCAGGGAGAAAAGGCCAGGAATCCAGATGGAACAGTCAACTACACACGATTGGATGTGATATAGGTGAAAGTGAAATCAACAGTAAAGTTAAATATGGGCCGGATTCAGGAATTAAACCAGGCAGCGGTGTCGGCCTTGGAAAGAACAGCAGAGGCACTGCATACAGAAGTGGTGCAGGCGCAGATAATGCCGTTTGAGACAGGACATCTGCAGGAAGATGCTACCTTTGTGGAGTACAAGAATTCTGCCCAGGGAAAGGTTTCGATTATTTCTTCCACACCGTATGCACGCCGCCTCTACTATCACCCGGAATATCAGTTCCAGACGGACGAGAACCCGTTTGCCGGCGGAGAGTGGTTTAAGCCCTGGCTTCCTGGCGGCGTCAGCGCAGGCTTTGCGAAAGAGGCCTTTCAGCGGTTTTATAAGAAGGAGGCAAAGATATAGATGCTGACATTATCAGACATAAAAGACTGGATCAAAACCTTACAGACTGGCGAGCATTTTTATTGTGGAAAGATTGACAGCAAACCAGAGAAAACTATCGGCGTGTATCAGAGGAAGCCGTCCGGGCAGCCTAGAATGGCACTTGGAGGTCTTGACAATACCTCCTATGAGGTGAAACAGATTTCTGTGCTGGTGCATTGGAATCAATATTCTTCCCAGACAGAGGAAGCGGCCGCCGGCCTGTTTGAGAAGATTCGCCAGGCAGGAGAAGGAGGCCTGACAGTGGGAGGAACGAAAGTGTATTTTATCCGCATGGAGGTTCCGGAGCCGGTTGATGTGGGAACCGATGAAAGCGGCGTATACGAGCGGGTCATCTGGTTTGATATGATTTATGAAAGGAGCAGATAGCGATGGCAAAAACAGGAGTATATCCGTGTTATGAAAATCAGTTTAAGGTAGGGGACGCCAAGGAAGGAGCTACCTCTATCGCAGATATGGAGACCTTTTCCGTCAGCTTTGACAATGGCGTGGAGGAGTGGACGCCGTTTGACACGGAAGGCTGGGTAAGACGGCTTTTAACGGCAAAGGGCGTTACAATTTCCGTAACTGGAAAGAGAAATGTGAGTGATACGGGAAACGATTATGTGGCGGACAAGGCTTTTAAAAATGGCCGGGATGCAGAAGGGTATTTCGCCTGGACATTCCCGGATGGAACTACAGTTTCCTGGGAAATGGCAGTAATCAATGTGAAAAATATCGGCGCCGGCGATTCGACGGCAGTAGGCCCTCTGGAGTTCGATGTACTGAGCAACGGAAAGCCTACTATTGAATCTGCTATGGCTTAAACTGAAAAGGAAGAGAGGAGCAATACGATGGCTAAAATAATTGATATCACAGAAAAATTAAATTTTGAGGAATCTCCGGTTCTGCTTATCCAGGGCCGGGAAATCCATGTCAATGATGATGCAGTAACGATGCTTTCCGTCATGCAGCTGATGGGTGCAGAAGAGCCTTCTGTAAAGGAGATTATGAAAGCATATGAGCAGTTATTTTCGGCAGCAGACAGGATGATTATGGAACAGGAATTAAAGCTGAAATTCAGCGCTCTGATGACAGTCATCCAGGAGGCGGTTCAGCTGATTTCCGGAGAAGTAACACAGGGAGAGTGATGACCCGTACTACGATTTATTTGAGGACTTTGATTTAATCGTGTCATCGTTCTTTGCGCAGTACGGGTTCCGGCTGTATTCCAACGATTTCAAAACCATGAAATGGGATGAATTCCGGGCGCTGATTTCTGGCCTGGGACCGGATACTCCTCTGGGTCGTGTGATACAGATTCGCTCAGAAGAGGATGAGGAAGTGCTGAAATATTTTACTCCGGAGCAGAAGAGAATCCGCCGGGAGTGGAGGCTCAGAAATGCTGAGGAGAAGAGTGAGGAAGAGCTTGCTTTTGTGCTGGAATCCTTAAAGCAGGCCTTCATCCAGATGGCGGGAGGTGTTCCGGATTGAGAAAATAAAGGAAACGAAGAAAAAAGTATGCTGTCCCTTCTGCGGGCATCCGGTGAATGCAGTTCAAGCCGAGGATGCCTCCTGCAGAGGGGTCTTTTTTAAATGCAAGAATAAGAACTGCAGAAAAGAATTTGAATTAAAAATCTAGGACGCTGTGCCCATGTGCCTGTCCATTAAAAGGCAGGTGGGATCTATGGGAGCAGACAGCGCAGGCCAGATTGGACTTGATCTGGTCATCAATAAAAACGATTTTGACAGACAGCTAAAGGGAATTCAGTCTACCGCAAAGAAGGCAGGAGCTGCTATAGCGGCAGCCTTTGCCGTAAAAAAGCTGGTCGATTTTTCCGCTCAGTGCATCAAGTTAGGCAGCGACCTTCAGGAAGTGCAGAACGTCGTTGACGTTACCTTCCCGTCCATGTCGAAACAGGTCAATGAGTTTGCCAAGAATGCAGTTTCTCAGTTTGGCCTGTCTGAGACAATGGCAAAGCGATTTACCGGAACCTTCGGAGCGATGGCCAAATCTTTTGGCTTTAATGAGCAGGCGGCTTATGAAATGAGTACTGCTCTGACCGGTTTGGCAGGGGATGTGGCCTCCTTCTACAATATCAGCCAAGATGAGGCGTATACCAAGCTAAAATCGGTATTTACTGGAGAAACGGAATCCTTAAAGGATCTGGGCGTAGTAATGACTCAGGCTGCCCTTGACCAGTACGCTCTGGCCAATGGTTACGGGAAGACCACGGCAGCCATGTCGGAGGCGGAGAAGGTGGCTCTTCGCTATAGCTTCGTTCAGCAGCAGCTGACTGCGGCAGCCGGAGATTTTGTAAGAACATCCGACAGCTGGGCCAATCAGGTCCGGGTTCTGAACCTCCAGTTTTCCAGTCTGAAGGCTACCATTGGCCAGGGCCTTATTAATGTGTTTACCCCTGTCTTAAAGGTCATTAACTCCGTGATTGCCAAGCTTCAGTCGCTGGCTGACGCTTTTCTTGCCGTGACAAACCTGTTTTCTGGAAAGAAGCAGAAGACGTCCGGCATGGGGCAGGTAGTTCAGGATGCTTCAGAAGCCGCGGGAGCGGTGGGAGGCATTGGAGACGCGGCCAAAGGAGCGGCAGGAGCTGCGAAAAAGGCGGCCAAGGATATGGCCAGGGCGTTTTCTATCGACGAGCTGAACATTGTATCTCCTGAGCCGGAAGCAGGCGGCGGAGGGGGAGCTGGAGGAGCAGGCGGCGGAGTTTCGGGAGGCTTGGAACCGGTTCCAGTAGATACGACGGCGCTGGATACATATGACAAAAAGCTCCAGTCTCTTGTTGAGCGTGTAAATGAGCTGAAGAATCTATTCGCTTCAGGATTTCAGATTGGGTTTGGCGATGTTGGGGTTCTCGACTCCATTCACAAAAATTTAAAATCAATTCAGGATACCTTTAAGGAGATTGCATCTGACCCAGCAGTTTCAGATGCTTTTTCCAATATGTTAGACAGCCTTGCCTTCAATATTGGAAAAGTAACTGGCTCGATGGCTTCAATTGGGGCCAGCATCGTGGATAATCTTACGGGTGGAATGGCACAGTATTTAAGCCAGAACACGGAAAAGATTAAAGATTATCTGGTTTCAATGTTCGATTTGACGGCAGAGGCAGCAGGGATTGTAGGAGATTTTTCTCAAATTCTCGCTGAAATTTGCGAGGTTTTTCGTTCTGATTCAGCGAAGCAGATTACAGCTGACCTGATTGGTATTTTTACCAATGCCTTTATGGGTGTGACGGAGCTGGTTGGAAAGTTCGGAACAGATGCAATTGGCGCTTTGGCTCGGCCTTTTACAGAACAGGCGCCTCTGATCCAGTCATCGCTTCAGACGATTACTGATATTGTTTCCCAGACAACAGGCAGTATAAAAGGTATCTTAGATTACTTTTTTGAAGGCTTACAGGAAACCTATGATACTTCTATAGGTCCTATGGTGGACGCATTCGGGAAAGGATTTTCTGAGATAGCAAGGGTTGCGCTGGAAGCATTTCAGACCCATATCCTTCCTATCCTACAGTCTGCAGCAGAACAATTTTCGGCATTCTGTACGGAACGGTTGCAGCCTCTGATAGATAAATTCTTGGAATTTGCGAGTAAGGTTACGGAGTGCATTACCGTGGTATGGCAGAATATTTTAGTCCCATTTATTGCATGGTTTGCCGAAACGATAGCACCTGTAATTGGAACGCAGATTCAGACAGCTATCGATGTGTTTTTTCTGTTTTTAGAGGCTGTATCGGAAATTATAAATTCGGTACTGGATGCCTTAAACGGCCTTCTGGATTTTTTGACTGGTATATTTACTGGAGACTGGAAAAAGGCATGGAATGGAATTAAAGCCTTCTTGGCGTCTATCTGGGACTTGATGAAACTTTTAGTTTCAAATGCGATTCAGGCAATTTGGAACATCGTTATCTCTGCCTTGACTGTAATACAAAATTTGTGGACCATCATCTGGACGGCAATCAAAGATTTTGTAAATGCCATCTGGGAAGGAATTAAGAATATCATCAGCAGCCTGATTGACTCCATCCACCAGAAGATTAGCACCGTGATGGACGGTATTAAGAACGGCATTTCCACTGCACTTGAAAATATCAAGAAGGCCTGGGGAGATACCTGGGATAATCTGAAAAAGAAAACAGAGGATATTTTCAATGGTATCTGGTCGACGATTAAAGGAATTATCAATAAAATCATTGGCGGCGTGGAGAAAATGGCCAACAACGTAGTGCGGGCCATTAATAAGATGATTGAGGCAGTGAACGATGTAGCGGACCATATTCCAGGTATTGACGATGAGCTGATTCCGGAAATCCCAGAAATTCACCTTCCACGTCTGGCTCAGGGTGGCTATGTGAAGGCCAATACTCCGCGCCTGGCGGTGATTGGAGACAACCGAAGAGAGGGAGAGATTGTATCTCCGGAGAGCAAGCTGCTTGACATGGCTCAGACGGCGGCCCGGATGGCTGCGGGAGGAGGCGGCAGCGAGCAGATAGAGCGCATGATTGCACTTCTGGAGAAAATTATCAGCCTGATAGAAGCGCTGGATCTGGTGGTCAACGTGGATATTCGGGAAATTCACAGGAAACTAAAGGATTTGGATAAGCGTACTGGGTACTCGCTGCGGACAACATAGAAGGGAGGTCATAAATGGCAAATTTTATTTACATTAACGGCAGGGAATTTCCGTCCCCGGATCGGGGACTGGAGTTCCTGGTGGCCACCTTTGTGAGCACTGGAAAGAATGCCAACGGGGAGTTTGTGGGCCAGCGGGTAGGAAGAGACCAGTATAAGCTTAACAACCTGGTCTGGAACAAGCTGGATGCGGCTACCTGGTCAGAGATGCTGAAGGAGTTCAAGGCTTTCGTGGTGACGGTACGGTTTCCCGATATGGTAAGCAACGACTGGCTGACGATCCGGATGTATCCAGGAGATCGAACCGCCCAGCCACTGTTTATCGGCCCGGACGGCCTTCCGACTATGTACAGCCAGTGTAAAGTAAATATTGTAGACTGCGGGGAGTTGAGTTAAATGCAGGCAGTAAGTAATGCGTATAAGCGGGAAATGAAAAAGAAATACCGGGATGAATGTTCCTTCCTTTGGGTAACAATCGGAATGATTAATCAGGCAGCCCAGGCTTCTGCTTCCGTGGCTGAGCCAAAGGCATTTACCTATTTTTCGGATCTTACAAAGCCTTTTGATAATTATCAGGTGGCGGAGCTTTATGCCGGCTGTGACGAGAACTGGTCTGCCGTGGATGGCAGTATGTATTTCCTGCCAAGAATGAAGCGAGATGTGGTTTTGAATGCAGGACTGGTGACAGAGAAGCTTTTGGGAGCGGTTGAGATACGTTTCCCAGTGTCTCTATCGATTAAGGGACTGACCATTGAGTTTGGAAAGGCGTATCCGCAGGATTTTGTGATTGAATCAGATCAGAATACGGTCCAGGTAAAGGGAAATGCTTCCGGCCACTTTGTGACAGAAGAAATTTTCCCGGATGCTACGTTTCTTCGCTTGGTTCCCAAGGAGATGGTAAACGGTCAATCCAGATTTAGAATCCATCAGATAACAATGGGAATCGGCATTTATTTTGATAATAGGAAAATTCTTTCCGCAACCAAGAAGGAGCATATCAGTCCGATTACAGAGGAACTTCCAACCATTGACTTTTCTATGACGGCAGCCAATCGGGATCGGGAGTTCGATGTGGAAAATTCCGAGTCTTCTGTTCAGTTTTTGGAAATTGGACAGAATGTAGAGGTGCTGTATGGCCAGGAGCTGGAAGATGGAAGCGTGGAATGGATGCCTGGGGCGAAGCTGTCTTTAAAAGACTGGTCTGCAGATGATGAAGAACTGGATATCGGAGCCTCGGATCGGTTTGACACGATGGAAGAAACCTATTACAGAGGGAGGCTTCACCCAGAAGGGATTTCTTTGTATGAGCTGGCGGACGATGTGTTCCAGGATGCAGGAGTGGACATCCGGGAGTATTACATTGATCCATATCTTCGGGACGTCAAAATCCAGAACCCTATTCCAGCGGTAGCTCATAAAGAGGCGCTGCAGCTGATTGCCAATGCAGGACGCTGTATTATTTATCAGGACAGGGAAGGAAAGATTTTTATTAAATCCAGCTTTATCCCGGATATGGCAGCGGCTTCAGAGAATGAGACTTATTTTTCGCATGCACCTCGGATTCTGGATGGAACCAAGAAGGAAGAGTATGCTCTGGCTGGCAGGGATTACACTCAGACAGAAGAGGCGCAAATGTTTCTTCCCAGAAAGGGGGGAGAGATTGTACTGAATACCGGTTATATCAGTGAAGAGGTAGCGGATGAGGAAGGAAATTTCACAAAAAATCCTACCATAGAAATTACCCTGGAGGCAGCGTTTAAATGCTTTGGTTTGACATTAGAGTTTGGTCGAAACGCTCCAGAATGTGTGGTTTTTCATTCTTACTATGATGGTAAGCTGCAGGAGGACTATCAGATGACAGATTTGCAGGCGATAACGGTGGTTTCCCACGAGTTCCCTGCTTTTGACCGGCTGATTTTAGAGTTTACAAAAGGCTCTCCGGGAAACCGGGTAATTTTGGATAATGTTCGGTTTGGGGACAGTACGGATTATTCCCTGGAATATGGGACGGAGCTTACCAGGACGCCGAAGGGAACCCAGCTGACGAAGGTTCAAGAGCTGCAGGTCATTCGTACCCTCTATGGAGAAAGTACAGAAGAAAAGGAACTTGCAAAGGAAACGCTTCGTTTTACACCGGAGGAACCTCGGTATACCTTTTATCTGTCTAATCCTTCCTACGGCTTTTCTGCTGTCCTTATAGAGCCTCCGGAAGGGGCGAGTGTCACTGTTACAGACAGTAGCGCTTATTACATAACAGTAGAAGTAAAAGGCATAAACGGGACGGCAGAGGTGGCTGTAAACGGGCGAGAATATGAAACTATGCAGGCCAGAACTACGAAACAGCTGCATACGACAGGGACGATTGAAGTATGGGAAAATCCTCTTGTATCAGATGTGGGGCTAGCAGAAGATCTGGCAAAGTGGATCGGAGATTATCTGGCATCTGACCGGGAATACAACCTATCTTACCGGGGGGAACCACGGATTGATGCCAATGATATCGCTTTTCTGGAAAATAAGTACGTTCCGGATCTTCTGATCCGAATTTATGACCATTCGCTGAGCTTTAACGGCGGCGCACTGTCTGGAACGATGAAAGCAAGGAGGGATATGAGCGGTGTGGTTAGAACCAAAAAATGATTTAAATGTTTATAAAGAGGAAAAAACAGTATATGGGACTCAGATGTCGTTTGAAACAGGAGTAGAACGTCCATTATCAAGTCTCAGCTTGTATGGACATAGCACACAGGTAACTACTACCGGGGCACAGTTAATTCTTGACAAAGAATATAGTAAAGAATTTGTTAAAAGTGGCATTACTTTTAAATGTCTACAAGATGGCTCTGTAACTATAGATGGAACGAATAACTCTTCCACAGACGTATTTTTAGCACTATTCAACAACACCGATGACAATATACTCTCAAATGGAACATATTATCTAAGCGGAAATGTTAAAAATTCTAATGTAATATTACAATTTTGGCAAGGTAATAAGGCGCCTATTAGAGATTCTGGAGAAGGTGCTATTATTAATTTTGTTGATGAGGGGCAGACATATAATGTTGCTGTGGTAGTAAAAAGTGGAATTACATTAAACAATGTTCGTATTTACCCAATGTTAAATAAGGGTGATAAACCATTGCCTTTTGAACCCTACACAGGCGGTAAGCCATCTCCCAGTCCAGAATATCCACAACCAATTGTCACGAGTGGTCAGGATGGCACACTTGAGGTTGGAGTAGATGGGGGGAATTTATTGCCTATCATTGAAGAAAACCTAACTTCAGTTGGAGGGATGAAAGGCACAATTAATCAAGATGGAAGTATAACTGTCACTGGAACACCTTTAAAACAATACGAAAGAGTATTACTGACCAAATTAAATCTTCCAAACGGAAAATATTATATAAGCGGTGGGACTTTAAATCCAAAACAGGTGATATTTCAAATAAATGCACTCCATACAAACGGGGAAAGATCATACTGGAGAAATAGATCTTTTACAGTGGATTCTAATGTAAAAAGAATGGAAGTTATCATTCAATACGAAGCTAAAGATCTCCAACCAGTAAACTATACCATTTATCCAATGCTCAACGTAGGTGATAAATCTATACCATTTGAGCCGTACAAGCCAAAACAAACTTTATCACTTAAAACTCCAAATGGTTTGCCGGGCATACCTTTATCGGACGAAAATACGGATATGGATATAACACCAACGTATGTTGACAAAGATGGAAAGAGATGGGTTTGTGATGAGATTGATTTAAAACGTGGAAAGTATGTACAAAGGGTGAAAAAAGAAACAGGATTGGTTTTCAAAAAAGCAACTTTCAACGATAAATTATACGAATGTGTAATACCAAAATGGAATGTTGTTAGGAGTTATCGTCCGGTAATATGTGATCATTTAAAATATAATAAAAATTTAATTAATGTTGATGAAACTGGAACATATGCCTATGGTAATAGTATAAGAGCCAAATTTAAAGATAGTCAGGATGATACTACAAATATTAATAACTTAAAAACATATACATTCATGTATATTCTTGACAATCCAGTAAAATATGACCTCACTCCAGAGGAAATTACTGCCTACAAGTCCATTAAGATATATAGACCTACAACAGTTATTTCATCAGATGCATGGATGCAGGTAGGATATTATACCGCTTATATGGAAACAAAAACGAATTGGAAATCCAGCGATTTTTTCAACGTTCAGGATTATAACCGAATCAAGAGAAATTTGAATGACATCAGATGGCTGGCACTGACGCTTTGGCCAGAATTTACCTTTGAGGAAATGGGGGAGGACAAAAACTATCAAGATTACAGCTTTTACGCGGATGAAATCAACCGGTTTGAAGCAAATGTGGAGCATATCTGTCAGGGAACTTTTCCGTTTCAGGTGGGGGAACGACAGACCTTTTATGATAATACGCCATTCATTGGATGGAAGGAGCTGAACCGGTTGGAAGAAGCTTGTCGCCTAGTGTATAGCAACATAAAGAGCAGAGATAATGGAAGAAAAATGCTTCCATTCACATTAAACGGAGGTGTGTTATGAAGCAGCTGAAAACTGATTATAAGGATGCCATGTTTGATGGAGCAAGGAAATACAGGATTTCGCAGAATCCGGACGGAACGTCTGGAATTGCAGATGAGACAACCTATACGCAGAAAGGGGATTCCTTTGGCGCCAATGACATCAACGGAACCAATGAAACGATCAACGCGTTGATGGAAACCAGAACTATCACCTTGACGGCAGCGGGATGGCAGGGGGAAGGGCCGTATACCCAGACGGTAAAGGCGGAAGGAATTCAGGATACGGATGAGCCTGTGGCCAAGGAGCAGATTCCCAAAAGCGCAACCAAAGAAGATGAAAAGGCGATCCGTAAGGCTGCGGCCTGCGTCAGCTATTTTGAAACCGGAAACGGGACGGTGACGTTTACCTGCATCGGAAAGAAGCCGGCAACTGATTTTCAGGTAGTGGTAAAGGGGGTATAGGATATGGCAATGGGAATTTGGCTGCCGGGCGGAGGCGGCGGAGCTTCCAGCGACGACTACACACTGCTAAGGGCTGCTGTTCCGGCTGGAATGAAGGCTGTGACGGCTGATTCGGATGACGAGGCAATGGAGGGTACTCTGAATGCGGATACCACGCTGGCCGACTCGCAGGCCTTAAGCGGCCAGACGTTTTTGAAATGGAATCCTCAGACGAAGCTGTTTGAGAAGCATACGGGCAATATGGTCAATAAGGGAGCCTGGAACGGCAGCGTAGCTATGAATGGTTCCATCACGATTCCAGCAGGCTTTCATAACGGCTCTGGCAAGGTGACAGGACCATCCATCACAAACCGAGGAAACTACGGCGGCACAGGAAACAGCCGGGGAAATGATACTTCTGGCAAACGGATGTGGGTGAAAGTACCGGGAGGGTACTACAACGAAAATGCACAGGTATTTCTGAATTGGAGTGATATTTGTTCGATGGCAGGACTGACGGCGGACAAGATTAAGAAGAATGTATCGATAATGGGTATTACCGGAACTGTAGAAGAGTTCAAGACACCATCTGTCATTACTGATTATTCCGGTACAATCACAGGGACAAATTCTTCAACTGGTTATGAGCAATGGCAAGGAGGAAATAATGCTAGGATACAGGTGAAATCCTTCAATGGTACTTGGGCAATTGGAAGATTTATGACAGCGGTTAATTTAAGTGGATGGAATTATATTGATTTACTTTTAAGTACAAGCAGAGACGCTATAGAAGGCGGCTTTGGCATTAGTCAAAATCCCAATTTATCATCTATTTCGCTCGCTAATTTTATCAAGATAACTCCAAATAGTACCTCTCGGCAAATAAAACTGAATGTAGCTGCCGATAACGGAATTTGGTATATGTATCTCTATGCTAAATGTGCCGCAAACCCAAACCAAACTACTACTTATGTCACAGCTAGCGGTGTAAAATTAATGACCCAATAAAGTCAACTATTTGTAAAAAATATTTGATCAATTTGTAATTGTACGCTCCCTGTTGTGTTACCATATTGCGGACAAACAGCCATAACCCATATAAAATATGAATCATTTAAGCTGGAAATATCTAAAATACAGATACCATTATGTGATACATAATATTTTGCAGTCAAACCAGATTCAGGATAAGTATTATTGCTTTTGGATAGACCAACATAAAATTTAGTATATTCATCCGTTCCAAGACTTTTAATACTAACTTTCATGTATTTATAAGCAGAGACATTAAACATAGAATTGGTTCTGGCAGCTCCGCCATTTGAATTTTTTCTAAACATGGTAAAAGCTAAATACGTGCCCTCATTTACAGTAAAACCATTACCTGTGCTTCGCGTTACTGTAAAACCAGTAGTCTGAAGGCCTTTCCAGGTTCCTTTATCATACAGATAAAATGGGCTTGAAACGTACCCCTCGTGAGTTCCGGTAATACCCATTATCGCAAGTTGGGAAGCTTAAAGAAAAAACGAATGGAATAGATGGTAGAAATGTGGTATACTCTTCCTGTTACCGCCCCAATACTGGCAACAGGAAGGGGGTGTTCATATTGGAAATGCTTGTTTCATTTCTTGTCGCTGTTGCGGCTGGTGTGGCCTGCCACTACATCATCAAATGGTTGGACGGCGATAAGTAGTCGGTAACCAGCCTGCGGGGTTAAGCCTTCCCGCTTAAAAGTAGGAATAGAAAACCCCCAGGGATGCCGCCCTGGGGGTTTTCGTGTATGTCCATATTGGACAGCTTGTTTCATTTGCCTACTGGCATTATAGCATATGCGTATTTGAATTACAAGATACGTATATGCTGTTTTTTTACCCTAAATCAGAGGAAGGAGGCGAAAAAGGTGACACAGTTGGAAGTAGAGATTGCTCTGGAACGGTATCGCAACGAGATTGAATCATTGAAGCACCGTATGGATGAAGTGCAGAGGAGCGTGGATGCTGTCCACAGTCTGGCCCAGCAGATGGTTGTCCAGACGGCAGAGATTAAGCATCTGAGAAAGTAAAGAATGAGGTGATCCCATATCTACCTGCAGTGGTAGATTCTGGATAACGGAAGATGGTGGTATTTGCGCCCAAGCTGCACCTATCCGGCGGGAGGATTGGAGATTATTGATATCAAATATTCACATCGAAAAGCGAAAACCCTTGTACTTACAAGGAAAACTGCTATATATCCAGCAAATACAAGGGCATAAAAATAAGCAGATAACGGGAGTCGAACCCGCCTTTCCAGCTTGGGAAGCTGGCGTTCTACCGATGAACCATATCTGCATACTACCAGTATAGCACATTTTTCAGTGAATTCAAGAGAAAGAAAAGAAATACCGCAATACCGCGGTGGCGGCAGAAAAAAGAGAACCTTTCCGGAGCCTTTCGGCTGGCCTGGTAAAAGTTCTCTTTTTTGTACAGCTG